TTAGACTCTTTGATGCTCCGTCGCCAACATTATGGTAATTCTTTTGCGCTTAGTACTGTTGAGATTGTTCTCCGGGCGAGTGGCATGAAGAACCACAACTTGGTGGCACCTGTCGTCTATGAGTACTTGATTACGTCCCCTACAACCTCACAAAATCTAGATTTACACACCCCCCCAGCCGATCCTATCAATTATTTTCCGGTTGGTGAGTTACATGCAGGCGTAGCCCGAGTTGACGGGCGATCCGCGCATTTACCTCTGGCGTTAGGTGGCGCAGTTCCAGCAATGAGCGAGGCTTCTTTGAGGCTAGCCATTGATGAGCGCGTCACCCAGCCCCAACTCCACGCAGCCAAATATTCTCTTAATCCATACCCCGAGTACACGCGGGAGTTCATTGACTTTGTCAGTGCACCCCTAACGCCGTGGACTCTTGAGCAAGTGTATGAGAAACAGAATAAACCATCTCAGCGTTCTAGTTATAAGCAGAACGAGGTGGTCTTTGGCATGACACCGATTCGAGCGTCTTCATTCCAGAAGAGAGAATCTTACACCAAAGTCAAAGCTCCACGCATGATCACGTCTTGTTCGGCGAATCATCGCATTGAGTTGTCTCGCTATACGTTAGCTCTTGCAGAACACTTGAAGAAATTTAAGTGGTTTGCTTTCGGCTTGTCCCCAGGGCAAGTCGCGGCGCGCATGGTTGAGTTGTGTTCCCTACACCGTCGTGTAGCTGGGACAGACTATGTGAAGTTAGATGGCTTTCATTCTGAGATTCTTCAAGAATTTGAGGAGATGCTTTACTCTCGATGTTATCGCGATGAACGAGTTATGGAGCTGTTGTTAGCCGAGGTTAACGCGATGGTAAATGCCCCATTTGGTGTTGTGTATGTCAGTGGTTTTACTCGGTTGTCAGGATCTTCTCGGACGTCTGATGACAATACGCTGGACAATGCGTTAATAGCCTACATTGCTCTTCGCCTAACCATGCCTGCCCAGTCTGCATTTGATGCGCTCGGTTTGTATGGAGGCGACGATGGTGTAACACCACCACAATGCCTGGATTTTATGGAATCCGTAGCTGAGAAATTTGGTGCAAAGCTCAAGTGCGAAGTATTCGATGAATATGTTCCCTTCCTTGGTCGTATCTACCTAAACCCATTTGTAATTCCTCATTCGATATATGATCCTCGTCGTTTTATTGCTCGAGCACATATAGTCGTCGCGAATGCAGATGTGTCGATACCAACAGCCGTGGCTCGTCGTGCTGCTGGTTATCTTGTGACTGATCCCAAGACGCCAATAATTAGGGAGTGGTGTGCGTATATATCGCGGTTGTATCCGCGTACAGACGTCATCGACACTGAACAGTATTGGGCAGTGAGAATTCAGAAAGGCGCGGAGCCCTTCCCACAACTTGAAGCAGATGATCCACTTGTTCAATATACAATGGACCTGCTAGTTGGACCACGTTACCGTGATGTAATTGATGGTTTGCGAAGTGGTGTCCTCAAAGCCGATCCGTCTACTCCTGCTGACATTGAGTTCAATGTCGTGATGAACGGGCTTCTGTACCCTTTACAGACCCACCTACCACAACATTTAATCGAAAGACCGCCCGTAGACAAATCTGTCGCTACCATTGATACTCTACGACTTGCCACTTCACTTGCCACGACGACTTCGTCGGTTGATGCCGTGGTGGCTCACATTCAAGAACTTCGTCCTCACACATCATTGTTGTTGGTGCCACCAAACCCACACACACCACAACCCCTCACTCAACCACTCAACACTGGTCTCGATCCGGCAACCGGTCTCCCACCAGGCTCCATCTCGTGTGTCGATTCTTTGACACCTTCTTCTTTAGTCCAACCTCCTCCGTCACCCCTTACTCATCATGGTAGTGATAACGGAAGTGACCGGTCGGAAACGAAGAGCGAGGAGAAGTCGACGTGGCGCAAACGCCACCGTAGCCGTCGTTCAGGGACCAAGACGCCAGCGAACTCGCCAGTCGCGCCGAGCAGCGCCACGAGCTCGCCGGGCGACAACCTCTTCACCACTCTCTCAGGCCGGTCTTAATTTCCTCAAGACGGTCTCTGCCGCACCAGACTTTATTAGTGGTACTTGTACAGGTATCCCTGATATGTTTTGTGGCAACACAACTACTCGTTGTCATGCATTAAATCTACCTATTAGTTTCCCTCGCGGCAAAGATACTTATATTGTCGTCCCACCCGTACCCGGTGTTGCATTTTGGCTTAATTCAGCAAACAACGTCGGAGTCACTACTGGTGGTTTAGGGTTTAATACCGTTACATTTAATGATTTTGCGCAATTCTTTCCTGCTCCGAC